TCTCCTATATTTTGATTTTTTTAATCTTCAATATATTTTTTGTTGGTATGGTTGTGTGACCACCACCTTGTTTTATTTCATTGTTTGATTCAAAATTAAAATCAGACATTAAAATTGTAACCTTATCGTCTTGTTTCATTAACCAACCAACTGTACAACAAATAGCTGTAGTTGATTTTTTTATATCAGGTATATCAACCCAAATCGAATCTGCCACAATATCTTCCCACCAAGCGATTACTAAATCGTATGGAAAAATTTTTTTATTTATTTCTGGTAGTTTTCTTTTTGACACCTTTTATTTTACCAGAGTTCTCCATAGCATAAAATACAGCATTACCTTTTTTCTTGCCGTATTGTTTTACCATAGCTTTTTTAATCTTTTTACCTTTTTTATTTAGTGGCATTAATATCCAAATTTACTATCTGCTGCATGAAATTGATTTTGTGTATGAAATGCTCTAAATCTTTCTGCATATTTAGGATGTGTTGGTCTACTCATACATCCGTATCTTAATGCATCATATGCATGATCTTCAGCATTAGTATCTACATCCTCAGGGTTTTTATTATCTGTTGGTAATGTTGTTAAAGTTCTAATTAAATTATGGCAGTTTTTAAATATTCTTAAACCTGGTTCTTCTCCATTAACTCTAAATCTTTTGTGAACTTCTAACTTACCATTAATTCTACTTTTAGGTGATCTATCTGATGGTCTCCATCTACAACCATTCTGTATCATAGTCTCTGCAATACTTGGACCTACATCACCTCTTCTTGCCCATGTACTAGAATCTAATATACCATAGTGGATATACTCACCTTTTTCTAAATCTATTACTTGTCTTGCGAAGTAATCTGCTGTGATTTTTTTGATGTAAAGTTCTCTATAAATCCAGAGATTATTATTATAATCCACAGCAAACCATAATACACAAGCAGGAGAGCTATAACCCCAGTCTGCAGCACGAAACTTATACCAGCCTCTAGGTATTTCAAAAGGTTCGACAACGTGAGTCGTTCTACTAAATTCTGGAAAAGCCGAGTCTTCATAAGCATCCCAATCTCCATCTAAAAATTGTTTACGTTGTACTTCAGGTAAAGATGCAAGCATGATGTAATAATCATCAGTTTGCATTAAATAAGGATTGTCTTGTAACTTAGCTGGAATAAATCTTCTAGTAATATATTTTTTTCCAACGGGTGTATCTATCCCTACATCAAACGCTGTATTTGGTTCACTAGGTTCAACAAACATTTCTCGAACCCATTGTGATCCTACATTGCCTGGATTACCTGTAGCTCTCATGTAAACAGGTATATCTTTATCAACGGATCTTAAAGAAGATCTTAAAAAATTATATATATCTGGCGAAGGATATTGTGGAAGTTCGTCTATTCCTATCCATGTGTATGATTGACCTTGGTATCGCAAAGCGTCTGTCATGTTCTCTGCGTATCCGAACTCGATCTTTGCTCCCGAAGGAAATCGCCATTCTTTTTCTTGTTCTCTCCATTTTGCACCAGGAAATGCTTTTGAGTATAATAGTTGAGACTTTTGAATTAAGTCTCTTAACTCAGGCATTGTCCTCCTTACTAAGAGTGCCCTGTGTTGAGCTTTATCACAATAACGAAGCGGGTCTACTAGCATCGCATATGATTTACCACCGCCTCTAGCTCCACCATAAAATACTTCTCTTTCAGAAGCTGCAAGAAATTCTGTCTGTGGACCTTCATTAGGTTTAAAGATAACTTCTTGCTGGTTTATGTGCTCTTGCACATTTTGTGGAGCACTCTCGATTATATCCTCTGTAAGTAGTTGTGTGTCTTTACCTGTTAATGCTTTATCAATAGTTAACAGTTTAGATTTTTTATTTTCTAGTGACTTTCTTGCAGAACGTAAAGATTGTTCTGCCTTCTCAACTTTCTTACGAGTTCGAGCTAGTATCTGTTTGACTGACTTCTTGGCTTTCTGGTGTATTATTTTCTTCGGTTTCGGTGGTGCTATTTCTTGCGAGTCTTTTTCTGAGTCCGACATGTGATATGTATCTTCCTGTTTTCCTATGTAGCCAAGATGCTGTTTCTCTTAGTGAACAAGTCTTAGAATATTCTTTTGCTTGTCTAAGAGCGTCTAATTCTTCTTTGATGGGTTCTAAATAATTAGGATCTTCTGATTGTTTAAAACCAAATGGAATAGTTCTAGCTCTCTTCTTGATCTTTATTGGTTCCATTTTTTGCTGGTAATATGAATATGCCATGCATAGCTTTCATATTAATATCTAATTGATCTTTTTTTGATAAACCTACCCTATCTAATATCGAGTTCGCAGCTGCTAGACGAATGTTAGAGTGTGGTGTGGTCCCGTCTTCGTCTAGTAGGTCTGTTAACCGAGTAGCTGCTTTGGCAGAATGCGTAGATAAGTGGTTTTCTGCTAATTCTGTTATTTCTTTTTTAAGATTACGCACAACTTTAGGGTAGCTGTGGTCAGAATACCCAGCAATCCTAGCCGCTTCTCTTGGATTACCTCTTGCTTCTGCGAATAATGCGTCTAGAAACTTTTCTTGCATGTCTGTTAAGTTTCTTTTTTGAGTTTTCGTTATAGAAGAATCCATGATTTGCGTTTATTATCTCCATTATATCCTTAAAAGGAAGTTTTTTAGTTTTGTTTATGTCTAGATCTAGCATAATTTTTATATTATTCGTGATGACCCTTGTTAACTTAGTGTTATGTGCGTGTATGTGTGTCCTTTGAATAATATATAGTACCTATTATAGTGCTGATTAACAATTTTGTCAAGTTATTTTTTAAATTATTTTTATCTGTGACGTTTTAGCACTAGACAAAATTGGATATGGGGTGTATAATGTTCATAGGAACCCCCAGGGGAGCCTATACACCTATAGGATGGGTAAACGTACATTACCCCCTAGGGTATTCCAGGGAATATTGTCGGAATATTGTACCCTGAAATATAGCCCAATAGTGGTTTACATTGACTTTAGGGATTTTCTGGTAACTGCATATATACGTAGGTAGGTAGTGGGGGTGGCCCCCGCATACCCTGTTGCTCTTTGGGGTGTACGCAAGTAAAAAAATAAAACACCAATGGATTGTTGCAGGGGGCTGCCCCGAGTTATCCCTATGGTTACCGCTTGATATATCTGCGGGTAGCATTGGGAGGCGTACTAAAATTACCCGAGTGTTAACCCAGAAATTTTAAACTGTGTTTATAGGTGTGATCTCGATTATTATTATTGTTAATTGATTGACTTAGCTTGTTTCAAAAAGTCTTCACCAGTTTGGGCAGTAATAACTTTGGAAACTTTTTTACTATCAAATTTACCAAAGTGTACATTACCGATATGCTTATGAAAATTAACTAAGCCCTCTTTTTCATCTTGATCTAGTTGCGGCTCATCGTCTGCAATAAACGTAAGCGTATCCGCTATTTGATTGAATTGATTATCTCTATCAAGCATCAACATCAAATCAGATACAACAAAGTTTATACAGTTGATTTCATCAGCTTTAATTGTTGGATCTTGCGATAGTATTTTGTTTTTAACTAGATAATTATAAAGGTTCTCTAGTTTTCTTAACAATGGACTTTTACTATCGTTATCATTTTCTTTACCCAACAATCTAAAGTTTGCGATCGCATTGAAAGTTGAAAAGCTAACATAGTCAGCGGGTTTGCCACCGCTATATTTATTTTTCAATTTATCAAATTTATTTACATCAGAGAAACTAATGTAAATTTCTTTAGGTTTTCGTCCAATTGGTGTTGAGAAAAATTTACCATCAGCACCTTTTTGAATTACTTTGTATTTTAATTCATAAATTATTGGACAAGCAATGTCTCTGAGAACTCTATAGAAATAGCTATCATTTTCAGCTATACTGTCTGCGTTCTCTTCCATTGCTACGCATAAAACAACATCAGTAAACAATTTCATATCTGAAACTGTAAACTCTTTTAACTGACTAAAATTGTTTTCATCTCGACCTCTCATAAAATTTTTAAGAGGTAGAACATCACGCAATTTATAAGCAAAGTTATAAACTAAATCTGCGTCTGAACTTTCACCGCCTACTGCATTGTCTGCTCTAGATAAAACAAGTTTTTTAGTCTCAGCTAAAGTTGTTTTAACGTCTTTATTTAATGATTTAGTAAAGTTTTTAATATCTTCTTTACTAATGTCTGACGTATCCATTACGTCTATCATTGTTTTTGATTTACTCATATTTTACTCGCTTTCTGAGATCACACCTAAAAACACAGTTTTCAACGCACCAGAACCAACCCGAGTTGCGGCTATTGCAAGGACTAATGTCCGAGCCGCACTTTTTGCGTATAGAAGATTTACTCATATTTGTTTTAAGTCTGTTTAAAATCTTCAAATTTACGAGACTAATTGCAGATTATATAAGAATTAAGGCAATGTCAAGGCAACATTGCGTCAATAATAAGTTTTTTTAAATTATTTCTGGTCATTTTTGTCGCACCTAATATGCAGTTTTTAGAACATTTGTAGAACATCTAAGTTCTGCCTTATTTCTGCCATCTCCGAAGTTCGGAAGTGGCGAAATTGTGGCAAGACATATTTCTGCCACAATCTACCCTATGCAAAAACTGCATAGCTTCT